ACGGGTGGTAAAGTTGTTGTTGTATCAACACCAAACGGATACGACCCAATTTATTACGAAATTTACGAACAAGCCAATCGTGGAATGAATGATTTCAAGATTACCGAAATGTTTTGGTATCGTGACCCTCGTTACACTAAAGATTTGTATTTGGTTAAAACAGATGAAATTATTCATTTTTTATTAAACCGTGAAGAATATACTTCAGATAGGATTATTGATTTTTCAGGTCGTGACCCCTACGAAAGAAACTATGATGAGTTAAAGGCTTATTTTGAATTGGGATACAAACCATGTTCATCTTGGTTTGAGGCAATGGTAAAAAAACTTAAGTACGACAAACGTAAAGTTTCTCAGGAATTGGAATGTAATTTCTTGGGTTCGGGTGATAACGTATTTGATGCAAATTTAATTAAGAACATTACTGATAATATGATTAAAGAACCCATGAATAAAATGATGGGTGGTGGACTTTGGATTTGGAAAGAACCTGAACTTAATCATAGATATATTATGGGTGTGGACGTATCTCGTGGAGATTCTGAGGATTATTCAACAATTCAAATATTTGACTTTGATGAGAGGGAACAGGTTGCTGAATATGTTGGAAAACTTCCACCTGATGTATTGGCGGAGATTGCCTACAAATGGGGTAACATGTATAATTGTTTTATTGTTGTGGATATCACGGGTGGTATGGGTGTTGCAACAGCAAGAAAACTACAAGAACTTGGATATAAAGATTTGTATGTTGATGGGGTTGATTTTGGAAACAAATGGAAATATGACCCAAAGTCGGCAGATAAAATCCCTGGTATTAACTTTAACAACAAAAGGGTTCAAATTATTGCTGCTCTTGAAGAAAGTTTAAGACATGGATTAAAAGTTCATTCATCAAGATTATTGAATGAAATGAATACGTTTGTTTATATCAACGGAAGACCTGACCACATGAAAGGACAACATGATGATTTGATTATGTCTTTGGCGATGGCTGTGTATGTGTCAGATTCATCATTTTCACAACTTACAAAAGTAACACAACAAGCTAAAACAATGTTGGAGTCTTGGCAAGTAACATCTTACGACCCACCAAAAGAACAGTATTTTAATCCGTCAATACCAAATAAACAATATAAAACAAATATTGCTTATCAAAATCAACCGACAAAAAAGGATTATCAAGACTATTTATGGGTAATTGGCGCACCAAAGCGTTGATAAAAAATACATATATATTAACTTTTTACTATGGAAGAAAAAAACCTGACGATATGGCAACGATTGTCCCAAGAACTTGGACCAAATTCATTGTTGGGTCAAGATATACCTACTTACAAGTTTGACAAAAAAGAACTTTTAAGAACTACTGACAAAGAAGAATACGAAAAACAAAAACTTCAAGCCAGACAAACATATTACATTACAAGTCAATGGGCCAAAATTGAGAACAATTTATATTCTCAGGCGGTTTATTATCAACCAACAAGATTGGCTTCGTATTATGACTATGAGTCTATGGAATATACACCTGAAATTTCTGCGGCTTTGGATACATATGCTGAAGAATCTACAACCGTAGATGAAAATGGTTATATGTTACAAATATACTCAGATTCACCAAGAATCAAAGCAGTATTAGGTGATTTATTTAACAATGCATTGGATATTAATACAAACCTTCCAATGTGGACAAGAAACACCGCAAAATATGGTGATAACTTTGTATTTTTAAAGTTGGACCCTGAAAAAGGTGTTGTTGGTTGTTTACAATTACCAAACATTGAAATTGAACGTATTGAGGTTGGTATGCAAGGTAAAGCAACATCAGGTTATGGTGGAGCGGTTGTTGCGTCAGGAAGTGACTCCAAAAGTTTACAATTTACTTGGAAAAACAAAAGTTTGGAATTTAATAGTTGGGAAGTCGCTCACTTTAGATTATTGGGTGATGACAGAAAACTTCCTTATGGTACTGCAATGTTGGAAAAAGCAAGACGTATTTGGAAACAATTAATCCTTGCTGAAGACGCGATGTTAGTTTACAGAACATCAAGAGCTCCTGAAAGACGTGTATTTAAAGTATTTGTTGGTAATATGGATGATGCGGATATTCAACCATATGTTCAAAGATTTGCTCAACAATTTAAAAAAGACCAAATCACTGACCCACAAACAGGAAACGTAGATATGAGATTTAATCAAATGGCTGTTGACCAAGATTTCTTCGTACCTGTAAGAGACCCATCATCTCCAAACCCAATTGAAACTTTACCTGGGGCAACAAACTTATCTGAAATTGCCGATATTGAATATATCCAAAAGAAACTTTTAACCGCATTAAGAATTCCAAAAGCATTCTTAGGTTTTGAAGAAGTTGTTGGTGATGGTAGAAATTTATCATTACAAGACATTCGTTTTGCAAGAACAATCAATAGAATTCAAAAATCTATGGTTGCCGAACTTAACAAAATTGCAATCATACACTTATTCTTATTAGGATTTGAAGATGAATTAAATTCATTCCAATTAAGTTTAACTAACCCATCTAAACAAGCTGATTTATTAACAATAGATGTTTGGAAAGAAAAAATGTTGTTATACAAAGACGCTGTTACAAAAGTTGAAGGTATTGCACCAACATCACAAACTTGGGCTAAAAAACATATTCTTGGTTTTTCTGATGAAGATATTAAACTTGATTTACAACAACAAAGAGTTGAAAAGGCGGTGGCAACTGAAATTGAAGCAACACCTAACGTAATTACACATACAGGTTTATTTGATAACATTGATAAACTTTATGGAAACACTTCATCAACAGGAACTACAGCTCCTCCTCCGCCAGCCGAAGGTGGTGAAATGGGTGGATTTGGTGCTGATTTAGGTGGAACACCTGAAGCTGGTGAAGTACCGGCAGGTGGTGAAACTGCCATAACACCAGAGTCAGTTAAAAAGAACATGAACATATTGTTAGAAAGAGATAATGTTTATGGTGTTGATGAAATTGACTTAGAAAAAGGAAGACGTTATTTAGGTATTATTGAGGAACAATTAGGAAAACTGATTGATTGATATATTTATTAATATGAAATTTGGACAATTACTTAGCAAAATAGAAGAATTAATGGTTAATTCTTATGTGAATGAAACAACAAAGTTGGAGTTAAAAAACTTTAAAAAATTGGTGTTAGAAAATAAAAACGCCAGTACAATGTTTTATATCTATACTGAATTGTCCAAGAAAAAAGGTTATGATAAAACTTTAGCAGAATCTTACATCAACGAATCATTAAGACAAGTTGAAAAAATTATTTCAAAATTAAATACCCAAAAAATTGAATATTGGGTTAAAGATGTTGTTAGTGAAAACAACTATAAAGATATTGATAATTTGATTTACAACACTCCAGATAAAATTATGGAGAATGTTGAAAGTAGAAAAACTTTGGTTAGCCTATTGAGTGAAAGTACCAATGTTAAAAACACTATTCAATTACCAATGGAAACTTTAATGAATATTGCCAACAAATCAATTAGTTCTTATATTGAAAATTTGGATGAAGATTCTAAAAGAGATTTATCTAAAGTATTAATGACTGAAGATGTTGAATTATCTAAAGAATTTGAAGAATTAAAGACAAAGACAATTAATTCTTTGAGCGGAATTAATGAATCAATGGATGATATTACAACAAAAAAATTACAGGAAACTATTAACCAAATTAAAGGTGAAGAGTTTTCTAAAATCAATTATGTGAGATTATACAATTTGTATAACAACATTAATTAATCTTGAGGTTTTTGAGATTCAACGTATTGAGCTTTTAATTTCTGAGCTCTACGTGTAACAGATGGTTTTTCATACTGAAGTCTTTCTCTCAACTTTTCATTTTGCTTGGTTTTAATTACCTTTCCTTTTAATTGTTTCAAGGCTTTTTCCAATGGAGTCTTTTCGTCTATTTTTACTTTTAACATATTATAGTAAATAATACAAAATTGGTAAAAATTTGACAATAGAATAAAATTAGATTATTTTTTTTCAAACAATAAACAATTTATACACATGAACATTAATGAAAAAAGGGAAAACATCACGAATTGTAGGATTCAACAATTCAAAAGTGAGTTATGGAACGGTTGATTCCAAAAATTTTAAATCAGTTTATCTTAATCTACAAAGTTGGGTTTCACCAAAACAAAGTTATGACAATTGGGAAAGAATAGTATCAAATTTCAGTAGACAAATAAAACACACAATATTTGAAATATTAGACCCCACATTTTTTAAAGACAATTATATAGTTGATTTAGATTTAAGAACAAGCGGAATTGTTTACGGAAAAAAAAGTTTTATGAATTTGGAAATTACCTTATTCTTATCACAAGAAGTGGATTTTAAAGATACAATTCTTAAAGATAAATTAAAAAGAATTGCCAAGGAAATTTATATTGAAAACTTCAAAAAGAACGAGTATTTTGATTTTACACTATCCAAAAAGAGCAAAGAAGAAACATCTTAATATTTATTACTAAAACATACGTATGAAAATATTAGGACCTACCGACACAGGTAAAGGAATATTGATTGAAATGGATGCAGGATATGTGTCACCATCTCATGAATTTAACAAAAAGATGCTTGAAGAAAATCACAAGAATTTCTTGGATTATTCAAAACCTTTTGAATTCTATGCCGTACTTCAAAAATACAATACACCAAACCGTAATGGTAGAGTGTACCCTGAAAGAATCTTAAAACGTGAATCTGACAATTATAAAAAAATGATTGCAAAAGGAACATCTCTTTCAGAATTAAACCACCCTGAATCATCATTAATTGACCTTGACCGTGTGTCTCACATCATTAATGATATATGGTGGGACGGACATATCCTTATGGGTAAGTTACGTCTTCTAACATCACCAGGATTCCATGAGAGAGGTATTGTATCTACAAAGGGTGACCAAGCAGCAAACTTGTTAAGACAAGGTGTTACTTTGGGTATATCTTCACGTGGGGTTGGTTCTTTAAAAAAGAACGGTGAACAAAATGAAGTACAGGATGATTTTGAATTAATCTGTTTTGATTTGGTATCTTCACCATCTACACCCGGAGCATATCTTTTTACAAACCCTGATGATAGAAGCAAATTTGAAGAAAATTTGGAAGAAGAAAAAGTTTCAAGAATGTCACCAATTGAACAAGAAAGTGGTACAAAGATGAACCGCTCTATTGACTTATTGAAAAAATTAAATCATTATTTGGACAGATAATTTAAAAAACATGGACGAGAAATATTTTGTAGCAAAAGTACAGTACGATTTACCTGATGAAAACACAGGTAAATTAAAGAAAATCCGAGAGGAAAAATTGGTTAAAGGTTACTCTGTAACCGATGTTGAAGCCAAGGTAACATCCCGATATACTGGGTTTCAACACGATTGGAGAATCACAGCAGTCTCCGAAAGTAAAATAGACGAAGTTATTGAAGATTAATAAAAACCCCTCCTAACCGAGGGGTTTTTTATTTATTTAGTGTTTTTGATGGTCATAAATAGAATTTTTTAGCATATGGATATATTTATATGTTAAATTATTCAATAATAATATGACAGAAAAAAAGTCGTTAGTTGAGGAAGCTCTACTCCAAATGAAAAATTTGGAACAAGTAGTAGCCGAAAATGCAAAAGGAATACTTGCTTCTACAATGAAGGAAGAAATCTCAGAACTAGTAAAAGAGTCTTTGAAAAATGAGGCTGAAAAAGAAACCAAAGAAGTTGAAATGGATGAACAATCAGAGGATGATGTTGACATGGAGATGGATATGGATTCAGATGATGAAGAAATGGATGATGTTGAAATGGACTTTGACATGGATTCTGACGATGATGAATCGGAAGATGAACTTGATATGGACTTTGATATGGACTCTGATGATACACTACCAATTGACATGACTATGGCTTCAGATGATGAAATCTTAAAGGTTTTCAAATCTATGAGTGATGAAGATGGTATCATTATTAAACAAGATGGTACTAACATTACTTTGGAAGATGAAAATGATGATGTTGAATACATCATTCAAACTGAAAGTGACATGGAAGAAGAAACTATGGAAATGGAAGAAGAAACTATGGAAATGGATGAAGAAGATTTGTCTGATGAAGATTTAGATTCTATGATGGCTGATATTTTTGGTGAAGAAATGGAAATGGATGAAGAAGAAGATATGGATGAAGTTGTTTATGAAATGGACATGGATGAAGAAGATGAAGAAGATGAAGTAGTGTACGAAATAGAAATGGATGAAGAAGACATGGATGACATGGATGATTCTGATGAAAATATGTCTGAAGGTAAAATGACTGTTAAACCTGTTATGGGTAAATTAACTAAATCTTCTTTAACAAACAAAGCTAAAAAAATGGAAACAAAAGAAGGTTCTATGATGAGTAAACCCGTTGTAGGTAAAGGCGTAAAAACTGGCAGTGCAAAATTTGAATACAAAGAAGGTAAAAAAATGGAAGCTAAAGAAGCTTCTATGACCGTTAAACCTAAGGGTGTTGGTATGAATTTGAAACCTAAGAAATTTGAATACACTGAAGCAGAAATGGAAGAAAAGTATGGCTCTAAAAAACACGAATACAAACGTAAGGATGTAAAAGGTGTTGAGAAAAAAGCTGGTGAAAAAGATGGTCATTACAAAGATTACGAAAAAGAAGAAACTAAAGAAGCTGCCAGAACTTATGGTATGGGTTCTAAAGAAGGCAGAGGTTTAAGAAAAGGCATCACTAATAACAGAAACTATGTTTATGGTAAAAATGGTGTTAATGAAGAAATTCAAACTTTGAGAGAAAAAAATGAAGAATATAGAAAAGCTCTTAATATCTTCAGAGAGAAATTAAATGAAGTTGCGGTTTTCAATTCAAACTTGGCATATGCTACAAGATTGTTTACTGAACATACAACAACTAAACAAGAAAAAATTAATATCTTGAGAAGATTTGATGATGTTGAATCATTAAAAGAGTCTAAATCTTTGTATTCATCTATCAAAAATGAATTAAATACTACTAACAGTACTCAAAGTGTTGTAACAGAATCTATTGAAAGAATTGGAAAATCTCCAGCGTCAGGTTCTTCACAAAACTTAATTGAGTCAAAAACGTATGAAAATCCACAATTCTTAAGAATGAAGGATATTATGCAAAAAATACAAAAATAAAAAATAAATAAAACTTAAAAACAAAAAAATACTAAAATGGGTGCATTATTAGAAAGCGGTCTTGTTGGTAACATTGGTTTGAAACACCTTAAAGTTATCAAAGAAGACACAATTAACAAATGGGATAAACTTGGCTTTTTAGAAGGTCTTAAAGGTCACATGAAAGAAAACGTGGCTCAGTTGTATGAAAACCAAGCTTCACACTTAATCAACGAAGCTTCTTCAACTTCTGATTCAGGTTCTTTTGAAACGGTTGTATTCCCAATCGTGAGAAGAGTATTCTCTAAATTATTAGCTAACGACATCGTGTCTGTACAAGCAATGAACTTACCAATTGGTAAATTGTTCTACTTCGTACCTAAAATTCAAGGTTATTCTGGTGGTACTTCAGCAGATGGTTTGTTTGGACAATCAGGTACACACTACGCTCCTGTAGGTTCTCCTGGAAACTATCCTGGTAATCCAGACGCTGGTTATACTTCAGGTGATGGTTCTTACAATCCTATTTACAATAAGGATTTGTATGATTTATTCTACGAAGGTAACGAAGCTGGTTTGAACCCTCCTGGTTTGTTTGACTATTCAAAAGGTCAGTGGACTGCAGTTACAGCATCAACAGTAACTTACGCTTGGTCTAATGCTGGTGTTTTATTACCTGCTACCTACCCAACTGATAACTACAGAAAAGTTATTATCGTTATGAGTGGATTCTCTAACGCTGGTGCTGGTCAATTGATTGGTCCTAATGGTAACACTATGGATACTGAAGAATTCTTATCAGGTTTGAACATCTTAGGTGTATCTGGTAACGTTTATACTTCGGCAAACACTACTAACCCTTATTTATTCAGAGTTGTAACTCAAAGATATGGTAAAGGTATTGTTCAATACGGTAATCAAGTAAATACTACTTGGCCAACTG